TGGGCGGTGGGGTTGCGCCAACATACGCCTGACCCCTAGAGTGTTGAACACTGTGCGCTTGGTATCCGTGCAGGTGTGTGTCCAAGCGGCCCGCCCTTTCGGGGCGGGCCGTGGACGTTGTCCCACCGGTTGATGATGGCGTACCTCGGATGACCATTTGGAGAATGAAAACAGTGACCCCGTATTACGATGAGGATGGCATCACGATCTACCACGCCGACTGCGCTGACGTGTTACCCGCCCTTGGCGACGATCTGGTTGTTCTAACCGATCCTCCCTACGGGATAGACCTTGGGGCGCACAGAGCCTCACAGGGTGGGGCTCTCCATGACCTCGACCCAACGGACATAGCGGGCGACGACACCGTGGAGGGCTACGAAGTTCTGTTCGGGTGGCTCCCCGCCGACATGCCTGCAGCCATCTTCGGAGCACAGAACGCCCCACACCTGTTGCCTCACGTCGGCCGGTGGGCGTGCTGGGACAAACGACTGTCTCGCGAGGCCGACAAGATGCTGGGGTCAGCGTTCGAGTTGGCGTGGTTGAACCGAACGTCTGGATACAACTCGATGTTCAGGTGTCTGCATGGCGGTGTCGTGAACGCCAACGGGCACGGCCTGAAACGCCTCCACCCAACAGAGAAGCCAGTCCCGTTGTTGCGCGAGATGATCCTTCAGTTGTTCCCCGAGGATCTGATCATCGTCGACCCGTTCATGGGGTCGGGCACCACGTTGCGTGCTGCGAAGGATCTCGGTCGACGTGCTATCGGGATTGAGATTGAAGAAAAGTATTGCGAGATCGCCGTTGAGCGTCTGGCACAGGGCGTCCTGTTCTAGTAGGGTTGGGACATGGACGCATTAGAAGAAGACCCATTCCAGGTCGAATACGACGAAGCCCCGATAGACCCAACGGGTTTCCGTATCACCGACGACGACCCCGAGTTCCCACTGATCGACCAACTGTCGTGGGCACTGCGTAAAGCAAGCCAGCACGACAAACGGATCGACGAGATTGATGACTTCGCCAAGCGTGAAGCGGCACGGATCATGAAACCGGTTCAGGAAATGTTGGACGTCAACGAGCAGTGGCGTGATGACACCGTGTCGGGCGAGAAGCGTGAACGCACGTTCTTCCTGACGAAACTCGAAGACTGGGCGATTGAAGATCGGGCCACACATCTCGACCAGGCCCAGCAGACGGTCCTCCCCTCGGGGAAGGTGTCGACCACGGTTCGGCAACCGACGATTACGGTGGAGGACGCTGAGGCGTTCGTCGGATGGATGCTCAACACCACCGAGGATGATGAACTCATCACCCCACACAATTCTGAGGACGGCATCTTGTCGTGGACGCCGAAGGTATCGGTCAAAGCGTTGCGCGAATCGGACCTGTTTCAGATCGTTGATGACAAGGTCATCTATCTCCCCAATGGTGAGGTCATTCCCGGTCTAGGTGCGAGCACGCTGACGATCACTCCGAGGGTGGTGCTGTCATGACGACCCCATACGATCCCGATTTCGACTATGTCCAACTGGCCGCAGGTGCCCCGAAACTGCGGGCCGAGTTCCCACCCGAGCAGGTCGGGAAACTCCCGAAAGCCGGGATGGACCTTGATTACGTCGGGCACGGTGCTGTCACCTCGCGGTTGCTGGAAGTTGACCCGGCGTGGTGGTGGGAACCGATGGGGTACGAACCGACCGGTCTGCCGGTGTTTGACTACAACGCCGACGGGGTGAAGGTCGGACTGTGGATCAAGCTGCATGTCTGCGGGATGTGGCGAATCGGGTACGGGTCGTGCCTGGCCCGCCAGTTTGATCCTGAGAAGGTGCTGATCGGTGATGCCATCCGTAACGCTGCGATGCGGTTCGGTGTTGCTCTTGACCTGTGGGTGCGTGGGCACGATCCCGAGGATCAGCCTGGCCGTCATCAGTCTGACCAGCCGCGACCTCAAAGACCGGTGGAACCGGAGATTCAGAAGGAAACATTGGACCTGCTGGATTTGATGATGGAGAAGATCGCTTCGGACGAAAGTGTGAAGGTCGCAGCGAGCGAGGTGTGGGTCAAGAAGTTTCAGAAACAGCCTCGTCGGACATTCACCCAGAAGCAAGGGTTGGATGCGGTCAAGTTGATGCAGCCGTACATGGATGAACTTCCTGCCCAGATCGAGATCGAAGAAGAGGGAGATGGGGACGCTGACTGATGTTGGAGAGGGAATGGCAGTCGCAGGTTCTTGACCTCGCCAAAATGGGTGGCTGGTCGTATTACCACACCTATGACAGTCGGAAATCGAATCCCGGTTGGCCCGACCTGACGTTGTGGCACCCGCGTCGTCGACTTGTGATCTTTCGTGAGTTGAAAGCGGAGACAGGGAAACTGCGACCGGGGCAGAAGATTGTGATCGACGAATTGACGGAGGCCGGGGCAGACGTGGGTGTGTGGCGACCCTCGGATCTGCCTGATGTTCAGAGGCTTCTCGTCGGGGGTTGACCCTCGTGCCGTCCATTCGCGTGTACCCTCAAGGGCAAATCTGATTCGCACCCCCGTGCGGGGTCCAGCCTCCCCGGCGACCTTCACGTTCCTGGCGAACTCCATCGGGCAGTCTGGCTCTGCCGTTCCCGATGGAGAATCCCATGAAGATCATCCTCTCAAGAGGTGGCAACTACAAGGGTCAACGCTTCGACGCGTCTGAGGCTCCACAGGATGTGCCTGATCCGTTCGGGCGTGCGTTGATAGGACGCGGGCTTGCCACCCAGGTGAAGTCGGCGAAGCCGAAAGCCGCGGCGCGCCCCGTCGCTGCACCAGTAGCAGGAGACGATGACTGATGGCGATTGTTCATAAGCATGGCAAAGGGACTGAGGTCTACCTCAACGGGTATGACATGACTCAGATACTCAACCAAGCCGATTGGGATCACAATGTCGACACAGCAGATGTGACGACGTTCGGCAGTAATGACATGGATTACATTGTCGGTCTTCGTACCGGCTCAGTGAATCTGTCTGGCCTATGGTCTGACAGTGGTGGCGGGGGCGGTTCCACGGCACATCTCGACGAGGTGTTCGACGACGTACTCGGGTCGAGCACCGATGTGAATGTGGTCATTGGGATCGGTGGTTCCACGTATGCAGATCCGGCGATCATCGCTGCGCTTCAGGAAACACAGCGGGCGGCTTCGTCGCCGGTGTCTGGCGCTGTGACCACGAACCTTGTTGGCACTGTCAACGGGCGCACAGCCCTCGGTAAATGGGTTGCCCCGATGGTGGCACGCTCATCGAACGCTTCGGAGTCGACTGGTAGCGCTGTGGACCTGAACGGTTCCACGACCGCTGAGACAGGCTACGTCATGCAGTTGCATGTCATTGCTGGGACCACGTCTGGCGACGGCACAGCCGAACTGGCGGTCACTGTGCAGGACTCCAGCGATTCTGCGACGTGGGTGGATCTCCCAACCCAGTTCACGGCACTCAACTCGACGGCAGTGGTCAACTATTCGGAACAGATCATGGTGTCCACGCAGGCGTGCAAAGACCGTGTTCATGTTCAACACATCCAAGATTCGACAACTCTGACGTGGGGCGTAGCGATGGCTCGCATCCCGATCTCCACACAGAACTGATCTCAACATTCACATTTCGAGCCGCGGTGACGGTCAACTCTTGAAGGAGAGTCACCAATGGCAATTCAACACAGGCACGGCAAGAGCGCCGTCTTCACTTGCAGCGATGCGTCGGCAGCGACCTTCGCTCTGTCGTCGGGTCTTGACGATGTCGGATTTGATCGTTCACTTGATACCGCTGAGATCACCACGTTCGGGGAGGACGACCGTACTTACTTGGTCGGTCTTCGCGGAGCGAACGTGTCGTTCTCCGGTCACTTCAACTCGACGCAGGCGAATCGTCTCGACGCGATGCTCGGTCACTCAACATCGTCGGTTTGCGCTTACGGTCCCGCAGGTAACACGGCGGGCTACCACAAGTACGAGTTCTCGGCGAACCTTACGCAGCTTGCTGTCGGTTCACCTGTTGGCGACAAGGTGTCGATGTCGGGCAGTTTCCAGGTCACTGGTGCCGTGACGAGCACCAACTACTAATCCGCAATATCAATCACGAACCCCAGGAGGGTCCAATGTCAGCACAATCAATTCTCGATCAGATCGCAGCAGCGGACGACATCGAGCAAGTAGAAATCGAGATTCCTGAATGGAGTCTTGAACTTCTGTTGAAGTCGCCGTCAATGGCGAAGCGGTCCGAGTTGATGGAGCAGCAGCTTCGCAACAGGGATGCTCTCGGTGACGATGGCGGCACTGACATTGGAGGGGTTCGGGTTGATATGAACGCCATGCAGTTCGCTGTGATCCAGGCGTGTTGCTTTGATCTTGAGTCCGATGAGGCTCTGTTCGTCCCTGAGAACACAGAACGGGATATGGCGATGCTCGGGGCGAAGAACGGTCGAGTGGTGTGGGAGTTGTTTGAGGCGTGCCAGCGGATTGCCGGTCTTGCCGGTGATATCGGCGATGACGAAGGTCCAGTGGAGGCGGGAAAAGAAGGCTCCTAACCGACCCGATTCTTCGTTACCAGTTTCGCCTGGCCGACAGGCTAGGGATGACGAAACGGGAGCTAACGGAGCGGATGAGTATCCACGAGTTGTATATGTGGGCTGCTGCTGACGAGTTGGATGCAGCCGACAGGGAACAGGCCCGGCGTACAGCCGAAGCGAAGTCCAAGTTGAGGCACTGATCGGAGGCGATCGAATGGCATCTTTCACAGTCGGTTCGATCGTCTACAAGATTCGTGTCGACACGGGGCAGTTGAACCGTGATGCTGCGCGAGCTAAGAAGAACCTTGGTGGGCTTGGCAAGTCAAGCAAACAAATGGGTGCGTCGATGGTCACCGCCGGGCGCGGTATGGCGATCATGTCGGTGGCTGTTGGTGCTGCTGTTGTTGGTGTGGCGAAGGCTGCGATTGATTTTGAGTCTGGTCTTGCTGGTGTCGCGAAAACCACGAACTTCACGAAGGCGGGGCTGGCCGAGTTCGGTGAACAGGTTCGTGATCTGTCGAAAGAGATCCCAGTTTCAACTGGTGAACTGTTGAAGATCGCTGAGGCTGCGGGCCAGTTGGGTGTCAAAGAGAAAGACATTCTGAAGTTCTCGGAGACGATGGCTGCGTTGGGTGAGACAACGAACCTGTCAGCAACTCAGGCTGCTACGGCGCTCGCTCGGTTCAACAACATTTTCGGTGAGTCGAACGACAACGTCGAAAAGTTGGGTTCGGTCATTGTTGATCTTGGTAACAACATGGCGACCACTGAGAAAGAGATCGTGACGATGGGGTCACGTCTTGCTGGTGCCGCGAAGACGATCGGGTTGACTCAGACTGAGACGTTGGCGTTGGCAGCGTCACTGTCGTCGGTCGGGATTCTGGCTGAGGCTGGTGGCTCGGCGTTCTCGCGGACGATGCTGCGTATGCAGTCAGCGATGGAAGTGGGCGGCAAGAAAGCGCGTTTGTTTGCTGAGGTTGCTGGGGTGTCGTTCGATCTGTTCGCTGCGACATTCCGTAATGAACCGATGAAGGCCATCCAAATGTTCGTGGAGGGTTTGGAGCGGACACGCGTTGAGGGTGGGAACACGACGGCCATTCTGAAGGACTTGAATCTGAACGGTATTCGTGTGTCGGACGCTTTGCGTCGTGCTTCTACTGCCGGTGATCTGTTGGGTGATTCGGTCGAGTTGGCGAATAAGGCGTTCGAGGAAAACACTGCGTTGCAGACCGAGGTGCAACGCCGGTATGAGACAACCGCAGCTCAGTTGGAGATATTCAAGAACAAGGTCGTTGATCTCGCTATTGACATGGGAGAAGTGTTGATCCCTGCGATCATCAACTTCGTTGATGCGATGGAACCTGTCTTGGGGGCTGTCGCATCCGCCGTTAATTGGTTCGGGAAATTGCCTGATCCAATCAAGAACATGGCGTTCGCTATGGTCGCTGTCACGGTGGCTGTCGGGCCGATGGTTCTCGCTGTCGGGATGTTGACGTTGGCGTTCGGCGCTCTTAGCCTTTCAATGGCTCCGGTGTTGATTGGGTTCGCTGCTGTGTCGGCGGCGTTGGCTATCGGGATCACGATGTGGGGGAACCATAACGAAAAGAAGAAAGAAGCGTTGGAGCGCATTCAGGCTGTAGACGAGGCGTTGCGTTCGGAAACGGACGCTCTCGAAAAGAACGCTGCGGCTGCGGTTACGAATATGGATGTGTGGATCGACAACGAAGAATTGTGGACGCGGCTGGGTGTCACAGCGGAAGAACTCGCTGCGATCGTGAGGACGGGGACAGACGACTTCGGCGACCTGGGCAATGTGATGGCTTGGGTCGCTGAGGCGACTACGGGGCAGTTGTCGACGTGGGATATGTTGCGCGAAGAGTTTGCCCATGCTGACGAGGCTTCTAAAGCCTTGGCTATGAAACTCATTGATTTGGGTGAAGCCGGTCTTGCATCCGGGCTTGAGATTCGTGAATTGTTGGGTGACGTCGACCAGGCGGCTGATGCGTTTGACAATCTTGGTGACAAGACCCGTGAACAGATCATGGCGTGGATCACGGCGCAGCAAGCGTTGAACGGCGGGGCTAACGGCCACACCCGTTTGATAGCTGCGATGCTTGCCGAAGCTGAAACGTCGCAGGATCTTATCGACATATTGAAGATGTTGGAGACAGGTGTATTCAACGCCACCGAAGGCAACGACGCTCATGTTGTGTCGATGAATGACGCCATCGCTGCTGCGATGGATGGTGTGCGTGCTTATGAGGGGTTGGAGCAGGCGATCGGGTTCATCCCGTGGGACGAGGGAAAGGATGCTGTCGATTCGTTCGTGGCGTCTTTGGGTGAAAGCCTGTCTGTGTCGGCGTTGATGGAGACAGCGTTGCAAGCTCAGGCCGAGTCGACTGATGAGTTCGCTGCTGCTGTGAAGGCTGCCGGTGATGACGGTTCGGTTTCTTGGCAGGACTTCGCTGATAGCTCGAAGGTGTCGTTGGAGCAGTACAACGATGCGTTGCGGGCACAGATTGATGCGACGTTGAACTGGGCTGCGAACGTGACAGAGCTGTCTGCTCGGGTTCCTAAGGAGTTCCGTGCGAACTTCATCGGGGAACTTGAGGAAATGGGACCGGAATATGCGATGGTTCTGGAAGACCTCAAGGGATTGACCGACGCTGAGTTGGCTGAGGTCGCTGCTCTTTGGCAGTTGGGCGGCGATCTGTCGGGCGGCAATTTCTCGGCGGCGACGTTGGCCGCTATTACTGGTGGCGGCGAGTTCGCTATCGCTGCGTCGAAGATGATTGGTTGGCTGGTTGCTTCTGGTTTCGCTGGCGGTATCAAGTCCGGCGATGAACTTGTCAAGGCTGCTGCTACGGGGCAGGCGAACGCTGTCCTGTTCGCGTATAGGGAAGCGACAGCGCAGAAGTCTCCGTCGAGGAAAGCTATGGAGATCGGCCTGAATGTGGCCAAGGGTCTTGCCATCGGCATCGAGAACGGGTCGGCGCTTGTTGTGGAGGCGTCGAAGTTCCTCGCTGAACGGGGACTTGAAGGGATCGTTGACGGGTTCGACGAGTACGGGGATGCGGTCGGGGCGATCGAAGAACAACTCGAAGGTTTGCAATGGGAGCGTGAGACGCGTCGAATGGCGGATCAGCGGGTCGCTGTCGGCGAGTTGCGGA